GAAGTCGATGCGGGATCTGTTCGAGGTTTCGATCCACGCCTGGAAGAACTCGGATGGCTCGCTGTTCTTTCCAGGACGCCTCACCGATGCGTTCATCGCAGCACAGAAGGCGATCATGCCTCCGCGCCAGTTCGCCTGCTACTACGAGAACAAGCCAACGACCGATGACGAGAAGATCTTCAAGCCGAGCTACTTCAGGGTCATCGAAGATCGAGACATCCCGAGCCACGTGTGGACATATATCTTCACGGACTGGGCCTTCATCGCGGAAGAGAAGAAGAAAGGCAAAGCGGACCGCACGGCGTTCTGGATCGTCTCGCTCGACTGCAACAGGGCGGCATACGTGCGAGACTTTTACGTTGGCCGATGGAAGCCGTCTGATTCTGTGCGGATTGCATGCGACCTGTGGAACCGCTACCAGCACCTCAACCTGAAGGCGATGGTGTTGGAGGACTCGGCGCATGCAGAGCTCCTGTCATCGTTGTTCGAGGAGATTCGCAGGCAGACGTTCATCAACCCGAAGATCGTCACGGTTCAGGGTCGCAACCAGGAAGTGAAGGACATGCGCATCGAGGCGATCGAGCCGCGGTTCCGCGGCAGCTCGGTCTGGTTTGCGCGCAGCCTGAAGGAGCAACACCGCAAGTGGGCCCCGATGTTCGCTGAGATGACTGAGTGGCCGTTCAGCGATCACGACGACATTCCGGACGCGATCTCGGACCTGGACAAGAAGGACAAGGAAGGCAAATGGATCGCCCCAGCACCCCCGCCCGGCTGGCGCATGGCCACGGTCATCAAGCATCAACCAACGATCATCGACGGCAAGATCAACCCTGAGTATGGTTACCCGGCACGCGAGAACGTCCGGCGGGACCAGTTAGGAACCAACGAACTATGGCAAAGCAGATCGGTGAGCGATCCTCAGTCGCCAAACCACCAACCAAGCCAAGGCGGCAGTTTCTTCCGGAGGCCAGCGCAGCAGCAGCGGCTACCGGGGAAATCTTAGTCGCCAAATATGGGCAGACCGACTGGATCGATCAGGTCGTGACCGCGGTCCGGCACGCAGTCCAGAACGGGATCGAGCAGCTCAGTGGAACTTCGATCACCAGCAATTCGCACCCGGACGACGGCTACCGCTTCGAAGCTCGAACCAAGGAGCAGCTCATCGAGAGCAAGCACCTCGCAGCCAACCAAGGCGGCGTGAAGGCCGGCCGGCGCGTGCTCGATCCAGCCAAGACCGAGCTCGGAGCTCCAGAGTGGTCCGACGAGGATCAGACGAAGATCATCGTTCCCGCGACCGAGCTGCCGCCCCTCCCTCCGAAGGCCAAGGGAGGGTGGCTCCTGTGAGCCTGGAAGCCGGCGGCGATACAGTCCTGGTGCCCTGCCGCGGGTGCCAGAGGGACGTGATCTTGCCTTCCGGACCTGTGCGAGCCACCATGCGAGCTGGCCGCCGGGTTGTGGTCTTCTGCTCGCAGCGATGCCAGAAACGCACCATCGGCCGCGAGGGTGCTACGCAGCAGTCTCTTGCCATTCAACAGAAGATCGAAGATCGAAAATGAAAGACTGCATGCATGCCTTGAAGTATCTGAGAGCTGTTCGAGTCAGCATGAAGGGATACTTTCGACGATCAACGTCTAGGAGAGAGGGGAAGCAAAAAGTTGTTTGGGCTCATCGCTTGGTCTACGAAGAATGCTTCGGCCCTATTCCTGAAGGTCATGTGGTCATGCACACGTGCGACAATCCGTCCTGCGTGAATCCGGAACACCTTCGATGTGGAACCCCAGCTCAGAACTGGAGAGACATGATGAGTAAGGGGAGGGGTCGATGGCTTCATGGTGAAGAACATCCAAGATCGAAGTTGACTAACTTGCAGGTTGAGAGGATCTTGAAGACACCGCGAATCAGAGGTTCAGGCCGAAAGCTCGCAGAAGAGCTAGGCGTTAGCGTTCAACAGGTCAGTTCAATTCGTTGCGGTCACTATTGGAGAAATCATGCTCGACGTGCTCGTGCCGTGTCCCCACCAGAACCTCCCGCTAGTCCCTGATTGCCTCGATGCACTGCGGGCGTGCACGGACGTTCCGTTCCGAGTCCTGGTCATGGTCGATGGGGCAGTGGAAGAAGATCTTCGACCATTGCAGAACTACCTCAATGCCTTCGAACCGGCCTGGAGGCTGACCAACGACTTGATCGCGATCGGTCTCAACGCGCAGCTCAACGAGGGTCTCGATGATTGCGTGCAGAAGATCACGGCGATCGTTAGCCCGGAGACTCGGCTGGGAGACAAGAACTGGGTCGGCAAGATCAAGCAGGTCTTTGATCGTGATCCGATCTGCGGGATCATCGACCTTCTGCCGGGTTCGAAGAGCAGGACCAGCCAGCCGTTCAAGCGTCCGCACAACCGACACCCCGATCCCGGCTGCCGGTTCGCTGTAGTGCAGACCAACTACGGAAGGAAGACGAAGCTCTACGGGCTCGTGGACCCTGTGGTCTACTGGGCGAAGATGGTCCACGGCCAAGGTGGATCGTCCTGGTTCGTTCCAGGCGTGAACTACGAGGAAGTGGACCACCACGACCACGAGCTCTGGAGGCCGAAGGTTGCCGCCAGTAGCTAGGAAAGTGGGCGTCTTACCGACCGAGAAGATCAGGGTAGCTATCGCCGATGACAGTCGGCTGATCTACTCCGACGACTACCGCTCGGGCTGGAAGCGTGGCTTCGAAGCGATCGGCTGCGAAGTTCAGATCTTCGATGTCAGTGTGCTACGGCAGCTCACGAGCACTGGGTTCTCTCCCTACCGGAGCACCCGGATGCCGGGCATGGCCAAGCACGTAGCCGATCAGGTAGCCCGCTGGAAGCCGCATCTCGTGTGGTGCCACCACGGCCGAGCGGCGTCCAACGAGGAGTTCCAGCTCCGCTTCAAGCGCGAGGGGATCAAGACTGCGGTCTACCTGTGCGATGAGCCCTACGAGTCAGGTGAGACGACCCGCTACAGCCCGCGATTCCAATACGTGTTCACGATGGACCCGTGCACGGTCGATGCTCATCGAAGATCGAGAAAGGAGCGCAACAACGTCTTCTACCTTCCGCCCGGCGTCGATGTGGTCCATTTCGCGCGACAGCCCTACGCTGGGCGGAAGGCTTCAGCATTCTTCCTCGGGAACGCGACGCTGATTCCGCGCCTGGAATGGCTCAAGCCGGTAGAGCGACTGGTCAATGGTGCGGACATCCGGTTCTTCAAGACGGTGGGTAAGGGTGACCCGAAGTGGGTCAAACTCGAAGACCACCCGAAGCACTACGCCGACTGCATCGTTGGGCTCAACGTTCATCGAGCACCGGAGATCACGAACGAGTGCTACAAGAAGCGAGTGCTGGGCAGGCCGCGGACGATGCCGGTCCCCGAGGGGATCACGCTGTGCAGGCAGATGCCGGCGCGAGAAGGCACTGGCTTCTGGAACGAAGGCAACCTGCCAGCAGCTCACGTCAACCCGAGATTCATGGAGATGGCGGCCTGCGGGACCTGCGTGGTCAGCGATGACCACAGGACGGAGCTCGCGCGCATGTTCCCGATGGCTCCACGAGCTCAGGATCCCGATCACTTCGTGGAGTTGGTGCTCTACTACTTGAAGCACCCCGACGAAGCCGAGAAGATCGGAGCCGCGTGTTCCTACCTGATTTCAAAGCGGCACAGCTATGCCCACCGCGCAGCGGAAGTCCTGATCCGGGTTGGCTTGATGGGGTGGGGGCAGGAAGGCCCGCATTCCTTCTTGGGGGAGCCGGAGGGTTACTTGAGTCAACAGGACTTGTCGCTGCTGCTGGAGAGATCGTCATCGGAAGCAACTGGACTCTCCGAGCGTTGGTCCCCAGCGTATGGCATGTCGTTGATCTCAACGTCTGGAAGTCCGAGCGAGAGCGACTCTCTCGATGTCCAGAGTCCCTGGTTGTCGTAGCGAGCAAGCGTCTCTTCGGCGGCGGTCCCTACTCAGTCGCCGGTTCGAACACGCTGCGCGTCGTCGGCCGGAGACGCTGGCCGATCAGCGAGATCTTCATCCAGCAACCGAAGGCGATCACGCGCGACGGGAAGGGCCGAATCCAGCGGCAGCACACGCCACCCTTCATGCCGAGCTCGATGCGGCAGCCCTACCACCCTGGGGGTAACTCGCTGTGCTACATGATCCAGACGGCTCACTTGATGGGCTGCAATCCGATCTACTGCCTGGGTTTCACGCTGGTTCCGGGCACCGGATACTTCTTCGGCCTGGAGAACCCGGCCACAGGCAAGAGGAGCTTCTACAGCGATCCGGACCGTGCCATCGACTGGCTGAAGTGGTATGAAGCCCACTGGTCGGGCCGAGCTCGACTCTGGCCCGGATGGACCGGGCCGATCTACGACGTGCTGGAGGTAGCAGATGAACAAGAAATCGAACAGCGGTGTCGTGGTAAAGGACCAGTGGTATCCGAGCGAGTCGGACACCAACCAGACCCGCAAGGAGGGGATGATCCTCAAGTCATCGGACTTCGATCACTTCGACGAGATCAACCCGTTCACGCAAATGGCCAGCAACCCCGAGTCGTTGCACCGTTGCGTCAACAAGGTCAAGGGCAAGAAGGGGGTGGACAACGCATACGCAGTGTGCAACGCAAGCCTCCACCGAAAGGGAGAATGATCGGTGGCCGACCGTCTCGAACTCGGTAACACGACGAACATGGCCCCCGCGTCGCCGCCGAACCCGAGGACGGGAATCGGTGGGCAGGCGCAACGAGGGATGGGGAAGTATCAGGCGCGACCGGGAACGAAGCCGATCGATAGCCCCTACAAGCTGACCGAGGATGCGTTCGAGCAAGACACGAACATCGAACAGCAAGCGCGGCTCTACGCGGAAAGCGTCGGCTACCCGAACCTCGCAGATCAACCGTTCGTCGTCGAGCAGGCCAAGGACGCTGTGCTCTCAGGGCTCAAGGACGTGTTCAACGTCATGGAGTTCCTGCGGAACAAGTGGCTGATCCTCTACCGGCTGTATCGAGGTGAGTCGCTCGACACCTACTCCTACGGTCGCAACAAGCTGCACAGCCCCGAGCCGTTCAAGATCGTCGAGACGTTGCTGCCGAAGATGCTGCGAACCCTGTTCGCAACGGATCGCTTCTTCAAGTTCTACGGGGAGCAGGAGGAACACGACGACTCCGCGTTGATGCAGGAGATCCTCTGCCGAGACCAGCTCCGCAAGACGAGGTTCAAGCAGAAGGCGACCCGACTGATCCGCGACGGCTTGATCTACGGCACAGGGATTCAGAAGACCTACTGGCGGCAAGAGCTCGGGGAGATGACCTACCGCACAGCCAAGCGGATCCCTGACCCGCAGTGGCCTGGAGCCTCCATCCTGGAGCTGGACAAGATCACGCGAGAAGAGCTGATCTTCGACGGCAACGAAGTCAACAACGTCTCGATCTTCGATTTCCTCACGAGCCCCAACGCGAGCTCGATCGAGGATGCCGAGTGGGCGGCCGACCGTTCTGGCTGGCCGGACTACAAGGTCAAGATGATGGGGGAGCTCCGGCACTGGATCAATCTGGAGAAGCTGGAGACCTTCCCCGGCGGCAAGGACACGAGCTTTGGTGACGAGTTCAAGGAACGGAAGAGCTACAGCTACGGGGTCTTCGATCCTCGTGAAGCGAGCTGGGCACCTCACATCCCGCACTACGAGGTGATCGACTGGTGGGGCCCGCTGGTCCTGAAGAACGAGAACGGCAGCTACACGACGCGCATGTGCAACGTCGTCATGGTCGAGCCGAAGGGCTTGCAGCTCGTCGTCCGGGTGACGCAGAACCCGTTCTGGCACCAGCAGAAGCCCTACCAAGCGTGGCGACCGATCAGCCTCGAAGACGAGTTCTACGGCATCGGTGGACTGGAGATGATCGCGCGGCTGTCGATGGAGAAGGACATGAAGCGCAACCTGCTCATGGCCGCCACGCAGCTCGAAGCGAACCCGATGTGGATGATCTCGGACGATGCCAACATCCCCGGTGGTCAGCTCATCATCGAGCCGGGTCACGGCATCCGCGTTCCCGACATCGAGAAGAGCATCGCTCCCCTCCACGTGCCACAGGTGAGCGATGCAGCCCTGAAAGCGGAGAACGTGCTCACCGTGGACATCCGCGAGACCAGCGGTGCCACGTCGCCGTCGATGGGCGGCAAGGACCCGTTCGGCGAATCGAAGACCGCGACGCAGCACATGAGCGAGATCGACGAGGCGAACCTTCGCCTTGTCCCAATGGTTGAAGCCTA